AAAATATTGGCACAAAGGAATGACAGAAGAATTAAAACAAAATGACTGATGTATCCTTTATTGAAATTTATGATGATTTATTAGATTCAAATTCTTGCCAATCAGTCATTCAATACTTCAAACAATTAAAAGATAAAGACAAACAGCGTTTCATGTATTCGAGAGATACAGAATCCAAGAAATCGATAGATTTTAATGTCGATTTTTCTGAAATTGATAATGAAATACCATATACACCATTTCGTCAGTTCAATACAATTCTTTTACCGACTGTTGTTGAGGCTATTGGGCGATATAAAATCACTTATCCATTTCTAGATCAATTAGCCTCATGGTGTTTGAGATCTTGGTATAACATTCAATATTATTCAGAAGGCCAAGGATACAGCGGCTTACATTGTGAACATGTTTCTAGATGGAAAAATATTAATAATCAGGAATTAGACCTAAATTCATTAACTGCAGAAGATCACGCACTAGCTGGAGATCGTATGCTGGTTTGGATGATTTATTTAAATGATGCACAATCGGGAACAGAATTTCCCCATCAAGCTACAACTATTCAACCTAAGGAAGGACGTGTTGTGATTTGGCCTGCTTATTGGACTCATCCCCACAAAGGAGTCACTCCTAATAAAGGAGAAAAATATATTGCAACTGGGTGGTGTAGTTTTTATAACCCAACTTAAAGGAAATCAAAATTAAAGGATACTGTCTGCCTAGGTTTATCTGATTGATGTTCCGTAACACCATGCATTAAATAAGAAGGAAAGAATATAATTCGACCTCGTTCAGCTTTTACCCAATACCTACCCGCATGAAGAATATTTTGATTTTTTCTAAGTTTTCGCCAACCCTGCGGAATCTCGCTTCCATGTTTATTTACAAAATAAAATCTACTATCACCAGGTTGTTCATCCGTTAAAAATAAAACACCTGAAAAATGATGAGGACAATGATCATGAATTTCTTGAAAAGCATGTTTGCTATATGTATTTTTCCACATACCACATAATCGAAGTTTAACATTCCGACCTTCAATATCTAATTCTTTAAAGAACTTGGATAAAGAAGGATAAAATAATTCTATTTTTTTATCTAAATCAAGTCGTTCTAACTTTAATGAGCAAAAAGTATTCCATGAGAAATCTTGGTTTTTATCTAACTCGCTATTTTCTATTTCATGCAATAATTCATCTTTATTACTAGGTATATCAGTGTAGAAAAAATTATGTAAGAAAGGTAACTCAATCACGTTTAGGTAGTAAATTGATATTTAATGTTGACCTTATTCCTTTAGAAGGGGAGGAACTAGCATGAATTACGTCGCCATCCATCACTAATAATTTGCCTTTTTCAGGAGTCTCCGTATGCACTATGTCTAGTAGGTCAGGATGATACATTTGATCATCATCTAACGAAGGGTGATCTATATATTCATCTTTGACCTTGTAAAAGAAATTATCACCATCAGCATCATTAATGTAATATAAGAGGACTATATTCCCTTCTCCTGTTTCATCTTTAGTTATTCTTCTTCCATTCTTACGACCTTTACGAGTAGAAATATCTATGTGAGGACTATGAGGCTGATTAAATGCTTCCTGACTAACAGAAGGATATATCCAAAGTTGCATTCTCCATATATTTAATGCTGTATATTTACTATCTAGTAATGACTTTAGTTTGGGAATTTGTAGATTCTTCATACAACCAGGTAACCAAAAATTAGGATGTTCTGATCCTTGGTGAATTAAGCGACAAGAAAACCCAGGACAAAACCATGTGTTCTCTTCAAAGTTCAATTCATGTCCCCATTTCTTTTTAGTTTCTTGTAGATGATGATAATCATAAGCAACATTATCGTTGAAACTCCAATTCAAGGGAGTATTTTTCTTTAAGACCCATGCCTCTATATCGTCAGCAGTTTTAGTATCTAGATAATATGTCTCAAAAAGTTTAGCCATTACCTTGAGCCTGTTCGAAGTTCTTAAGCATGTCATTCAACTGTTTCATCTTCTCCGTGTCAGCCCTAACTTGAGCAAGATCAACTCCTCCTAAACCAACTGAAGGAGCAGGTCTCTGATTCATCGATAAGCCAATACTATTAATCTCCGTTCTAACAGCATCCATGACCAAAGGAGGAACCTTGTTAATAGCATCTTGCACTTCAGTACGAGGAATTAGCCCTGGTATGACTTGCTCAATATCTGAAACCCTTTGAAGTAACTCATTGTGTTCATGAAAAGCTACTCCCTTTTTCTCCCCTTGTTTCAAGGTAATTACTCTACCGGAAAAAATCCCCACTAAAACTGCTGCTGCTCCTGCTATGAGGGTTTCCATTAAAAAATACGTATCTGAATATTAGTGTAACGAGTTATTCTTCAGGTTCAAGAACAATAGCTTCCATGTCTAGCTCCATACAAGCCTCCTCTGCAATCGATTCCATGTAGTCTTCCGCGTCTTCCCATGTTGGTTTGTAGCCATGGGACTGTTCAAATTCTTTAACAGCAGCTTCTGGCATGACAGCTACACCATCATTAAATGCGAAAGAAAATCCAGCATCTTGACTACTAGCAAGAAAGATTTGCTTCTGCCTGAATCGTGCCTCCCAGCAGCTTAGCAATGCTTCTATAAGTTCCTCTTTCGAGTAATCCTTGATTTCCAACGTTATACGTTGAAGCATGAACTGCTGTTCTTGAGTTAGATCGTCTCTCATGCTCCTCCCTTTTTACATACCATAATTCAAGATTCTCCATTGGTCTTGGTTTCATCCATTCCAAAATTCTGTTTTCTCTAACTTTAGAAAAGAATACTTGTTGTTGGTACCAAAGACGCCAATCCATGAGAGATCCTTTATTGGTATTACAGCATCGACAGGCAGGTACAAGGTTTCTCCTGCAACTATCTCCACCATGTTTTTTAGGTTTCAAGTGGTCGATAGTCAGAAGAGAATCATCAATTCCGCAATAGGCACAACACCTCCATTCGTCTTTAATAGATTGTTTAAACCTTTTTCGTGCAGCACCTTTAGACAGGTCTACAAGGTTAAACACGTATGAACCCCAGTGTTCTGGTGTCAATCGTAATTTTCGGTTACACCAAGATTAAAAAATAAAATCTATATTTTCCTGCATTCACTACTGAAAAGTGCCTAAGATTAGAAGTGGCACCTAAATAACCATGAAAAACCTTCCCACTATTCTCGCAGCAGCAAGCTTAGCGTTATCAGGTAGCCTTGTTGGTGGAACTATTGCAGCCTATTTTTACCTCAAAGCTCCAGCAACTCAAGAACAATTAAAGAAGGCATTAATTGAACAAGTCGGACCTTTGGTCGAATCTCAAATCAAGAGTGCATTACCTGGCCTCGGTGGTAGTGCTTCTGGTGGCACTAGCAGTTTTCTATCTATTCCTAGTACCACTGGGGGCGTTCTGCCAGTTAACAAGTAAGATCAGTGGGTTCAGTCCCTCGGATAGGCGTCAGGGAGATATACGTTCCACAGGTACCGACATGGGCGATTGATTTACCTTTAAGCATTCCTCAAGCCCCTCCTGTGACTCTGCAGATAGGCTTCCCAACCGTAGAGATGCCTGGTTGTGTTGAAGCTAGAGAGACACAAGGTAATAACAAACTAATAGAAGACGATCCTCAAGGAACTCTCACGCTATGTACAGGGCCAGGTATGCCCTCCTTCAATCCCCCTGAGTTTGATCCAAGCAAAGAATTAGTAGTTATTCCCATGGAGAATACTCCTAACTTGGGAGCCGTTAGTGGTTTAGGAAATACAAAATCCAAGGATAACGAAAGTGAAACAGATGAATCCAATACAGAGGGAGCAAGTCAAGTCTCTGATCTTCCTGGTCTCGATGTTAACGCTATTAAGCCTATTGACATTGATCTCCCCTGTCCCAGACCAGGAAGTCCCCCGCCGGGAGCATACGGTAAGTATGGTACGAAGATTGTAAAAGGCTACGAGAAAAACTCTGAAGGCGAATGTATTACGTTGTACGAAGATATTGCTTTGCTCAATGTCATCAATAACTACACGCCCCCTCCTGCAACCGTCCTGAATACTACTTCGATAGCTGTAGGCGCAACTCTAGGGGTGGCCCTAGTGGGCCAACCTCTCCAACAGTATCTAATGAAGATTGTGAAGCCTCTGGCGAAGAAAGTGACGAAGACTGTTCTAAAGAAGATTCTGAAGAAGCCTGAGAAGATTCTGTCTGTTCGAGAGAGGATGACTGAACAGAGGAAGAATCGAAAGTAATAGGATCAATTGAATGACTGTGATTTAATAACACTCCGGGAGGATTCGTTAAGAGGACATCCTCGCAGATGACCTTGTATTTACTGGTCGGATCCCATACTATGCCCTCCTTCGCTAAATTTCCGCAATGCTTGAGCCGAGAAATTTCGTAGTCTAAAACCCGTAAATTTAATGTTGCTTTTCTTAAGGCTATTTCAGTCGCAGCAGCGTCCTTGCAAAGAGACATCATCTCCTTATCGAGTGGCCGACTCCATTGAGCCGTTATTCCCATGTTTAAGGAGTAGTTATCTTTCTGCAGGGTTTGTACTGTTTTGTACCACAAAATATCTCCAGGATTATCAGGAGCACCATCACCATCTAAATCTCGAACATCGTATACCGGATCTTCGTAAGTTTCGAAAAAAGGTTCTTTAATATTTGCAGAACGACCCACGTAAGGAGATATTGTTAATGTCTCAGACTGGCAAACAACACCATTGGTAAAACCTGACTGCATGAAGTTTCCTGTCAACACTTGGTATGCATTGACATTCGCTTGACCGGATGAATTAGCGACCGGATTAGAGGTAGCAGATATTCCTCCCACGTCACTTGCCTTGACGACAGGACAAAAAGGAAATAGCATTAAAATGCTAAGAACCCTTGGTATTACTGAGAAAATACGGAAACCGATTCTATCGTTGTGTCCGTTTCTATGGTCCTCGTTATGGTCGTGCGATTCTGGAGTCCGGGTCCGGAGTAACTGGATTGAAATTGGAACGAACCCCCGGGCTGAGTCAGCGTCCAATTTGGCTTGTTGTTCACGTCTAAGCCTGTCCATTTTGTAGTTATTCCTGACGCGGCAGTTGTATTTGTATTGATTATGGCAGATGGTTCGATAGATGCACCATCTAAAGAAATCCCTGTACCGGACACAGTGTATTGCCAGCCTGTCGCAAAATCTTCCGAGACTATCGACTCAGATATCACAGACCGCGATGTCGTAGTCTGAGTAAGCTGGCCGGATGAAAAATTCGGTACTACTGGGACCGCATTTGCAGGTGTGACAAGAGCAACCACCGCAAGTACAGCAAACTTTAATTTCCACATTGCGCCAACAATCGGGGCAACCGGTCTCACGGATACTGAAAACATTGCCCATCTACTTCACGTTAAGAGTAGATATGAATTGTCCAATAGCGGTAGTACCGGCGCCACCGGCGGTTAGCGAAGTAACTGTTCCACCGGATAAACTTGAGACTCCACCGGCCAACGTACCTTTTGTTCCACCGGCAAATGTTGTAGTCGAGCCAAACGCCGGAATGGACTGTACCTGACCGGTTGTGGTTGACACAGTCGAACCTGCATTAATAGCAGGTATGGCGTCCCCTTGGAGCCAACTTTCTGAAAAGCTGAATTGATTTCCGGAGACATTCAAATCGTAGGTACCGGCCTTCATTGTCGGTGCAGCAGTAGCCGATCCAGCGGTCAAACCTCCAAATACGTCGCTATTACCAGTGCCAACTTTTATATTTGTACCCGACACGCTATATGTACTTGGCACCCTGGTCGCCACTGAACTGGCCCCATCCACGGTCAATTGAACCGAAGAACTCAGACTATGCGTTATATCTGCCATCGCAGGCGCTGCAAGAGATGTGAGCAACAGCGCTGGTAACACTACGCGCTTCATGGGAAAAATTTAGACGTCTCTACTTATAGTAGGTAATTATTTTTTACGATGTCCGTGAGCTATACCCAACTCGTGCATCTTGGCGTGTTCATCAATAGGATCTCTTAAATCTTTAGATCCACTTCCAAGAGTTAAATAAATTCCGTAGCTAATAGCACCCAAAAGAATGGTTACTAAACTACCTATAACAAATACTAATTGTGGATCTACCGTTTTTTCGATCATAAATATGCTTTCGATATATTCGTAGCGAACCCTATTAAAGTCACCCCGGCTGCCAATACTGCTGCAGCCCCGATAACCCACTTCTCTACAACCTTGAGGCGTTCACGTAACTCCTCTTGCTTCTCTTCCAATCTTTCGATTTTGAGAGCTTGCACTGTCAGGCGGGTCTCCTGAGAGGCGTCTACATTCGAATGGTTCTCGCAAGTCATGACTTAACCTTTTTGGAAGAATCAACAACGTCTGCACCTAATATCTTAATCGGAGTCTCTACACGAATTGTCTGGAAGCCACCGCCTTGGTTTGACATTAAAGCCAACATTTCTTTCTTACTTAATGGCTTATCCTCTGAATTAACATCATATGTTCCATCGCCTTTCTTTTTAGCACTCTTCTCCAGGCCAAAACTTGCAAGCGACGAAGCCAGGAGAGAAGCCGGAAAAGTTATATCCTGTTTTTCCCCTGACGTTAGGCCAGGAATCTTTGGCAAATAATTTAAGGTCACCAGGGCTCCGGACCAGAAAACCACGAGAAGCCTTACTGCGACTGAGATGTATTCAAACTGTTCTTCCTTATCATCTATCTTTTCCTTTATTTTTTGGAAAATACTTTTCTTAGGTTCTTCCTGAATTACTTCTTCAGTAGCCATGTAATTTTAAACCGCTACATTAATATTAGGCTTTTTAAAATATGAACTGTCTTTATTGCAATACTCCTCTTGATCGCGGCCCAGACAAAACAGTTGATCCGAATTTAATGGATGAATGGTCTATCGTAACAATCCTGACATGTCCTAAATGTCATGCCTTCGTAGAAGTTTTTAAACCTGTTGACGATTAAGACGCAGGATACATTACAGGAACTAAAGTACCTCTATCATCATCATCATCATCATTATCATCACGCATGTCATAGCCTAAAGCGAAAGTAACAATTCCTACGCAAATTAACGGGATAAACGGAAATAGAATAGCAAGCTGAAAAGCTGCTGG